GGAATCCTTAATATGCTTTTATTGCATTCATGGCACGATACTTCCATCTTATTAGATGGGTTCCTAGAAACAAATGGTCTGGGTTAACGCATATCGGATTGTCGCATTTATGGCAAACAAATAAACCTTTGTCTATTTCTCCACAATAAATCAAATAGCTAGCTCTATGCGCTCCCATCATGTTGTATCCGTCGATTGAGAATTTTCCATAACGACCCCTTGAATCAGAACCGTTCCTAGGCTCTCCATCCCTGCAACCAAGCCATTCCCAACATCCAGAATCAACCTTCATAACTTTGGAAATGAATCTTTGCTCGACTGTGGCTCTTAATGGCCTATTTACTACAGTCGCCATATTATTTGGTTCCTCCGTACAACTTTTCGCCGCTGGTTAGCTTTGGGGCGTCCGGTCCCAATGCCATTTCAGTAATTTGAAGCGATACCCGACGCCTATCCTTGCCTTTTAATGAAGTGTTCTTGGACTCTGAAGTAACTTCAACCTTGGCGAGAAGAGTCATTTTTTCACCAGATTTAGGATTCTCTTTTATTCCAAGCTTTTCCAGAGACTCTGTATCAAGATCGACATTCAGCCCAAAAGGGTATTCTGGTTCATTCACAGAAATGCTTCTCTGTTCCGTTATAGCCTTCTTTGTTTTTTTCATATCAACAAGTTTTCCTGGCATGATTATCTCCTTGATCTGATAGCCTCTGATTCTGGTGTTTGGTCCGCTTGCTCTTCATTAGCGGCGTTGGCTTCAGCTTTTGTTTTTTGGATTAGATACAGTCTCAATGCTCTTTCCCCAAGCTTATTCGTATCTCCGCCGTCCACAACGGATGGGGCAATGTAGGTTGCGAGTAAAAGAGATAGCGCTTGCTGAACGTCCACCGGCCACAATGACAAATCGGTGACGATGGCCGTCTTCTCACCTTCGGCATCAGGCTGGTCGGTAAATATGAGCCTACCGTTGCTGTCCTTCCCAATTTTATAAGGGATTCTTGATTGGTGAGTGTCGTGACGAATCCCGCTAAGAATACGGCGGAACATCAAACAATTGCTTGGATACCTATACGAATAGGTCCACTCATTATTTGGGTTTGTTTCGACAAGTGAAAGAGTCTCGCATTCGGAAGAGAAAGGATGAATGAAGTCTCGCTGAACCTCATCCCTCGCTTGGACGTACCAGAGTCGGCACACATTAGCAACGTCGGATTTGTCGGTATCGAAGTTTGTGATTAACTTGGTTTGGCCCAAATGACCAATCGCATAATTAGAAATTCTTGTCGGGTTTGACATATTTTATCTCCTTCTCCTTTTCCAAGGTAACGGACCGCCTATAGCTACCAGCGAAATCCCATCGTTTATAGCCAATTGTCCATCATTGACTTCAAACGTCCAAAGCTGGGCAGTCGTTAAATCTTCAAGCTGAACAACGTCGTCTTGGACTGTGACCGTGCTTTCAATAGCAATCTGGCCATCGTCAATGAACATCTTCCAGTAAGTGCCTGGGTTTGTGTTATCTTCAAAGATCGGTTCAGCGTTTGCTGCATCTGCTGTTTCAGTCCATTTTAGTTGGCCATCATCTACCTGGACGGACTGGTTGTTTGCAATTGTCCTGTCTGGTAAAATATATTCCGAAGCCATTATTAACCTTTCGCTTCAAATTCATTGTCCGGAATCCTAGTGATTAAAGCCTCAAGCTGTTTTCCTAAAGTTTCAACATACTTATCAGCGTTACGCCGTCTTTCCGGCGTGTTCTTCAAATCTTGCTGAAGCGCCAACTGTAAATTTTTGGAAACATGCATCAAATTAAGATATTCCATTTTCCAATCGACTTCGGTCCCCACTTATCTGCCCTTTCTCACTTCAGTCAGAATTAAAGTTTGGATCTTACGTTGTTCCGCCTGCTCATGCTTATAATCTTTCATGGCCATCTTAATGTATTTAACGTCTTGCCTTATCTTAATGACTGTATCATGATCTTTGTCAAATTTTTCTTCTATAGTCATGGAACGGTTTGCATTAGCGCGAATCCCAGCCGCATTTGCTTGAATTGAAGACCACGCTATACCTGCACTAAATATTATACCAACACAAATCCCAATGATCCTTGCTATTGAACTGAATTTATCACCGTTCCTCCGACCTTCCATTGATTGACCGTTAGGTAGTTTTATGGTGTTCATATACCTACCTTTGCAACAGTGAAAATACCTTTAAATGGTTGCCAAGAACATTTCACAGATTCTTTTCCACCCTCGTACTCTCTGGAATATTCAATCGAACCATGACACCATCCTCTCCCACGTTTCTTGTCATACCCAGCAGAAGCACAACCACCTAACATTGATAATATTAAAATTAAAGTCAGAAATTTTATCATGCCGGAAACGCTGCCAAAAGACTCTGGAACCTGGCTAAGTTGGTTTGGATAAAAACGATCCTCTCCTGTACTTCAGCCTTAGTCAAAGAGTGTTTTGTGAGCTGGGGATTTGTCTGCTCATACTCGACATAATCAACACCCTCCTTTGTAACTACCTTAACTGTCGATTGATCTATTACTGCTGGTGTCAGTGGCATATCTCCTCCTTTTTTCTGTTTCGGTAAAGTTTTTGATCGACAACCTTGATAGCTTCCTCGAAGTCAGGGAGCATACCCTTAATCTTTGAAAGTTCTTTCCGTGGATCCTCCAAGACTTTGTTGTAATTTATGACGACATGATGCCTGTTCATTAACCACAACCGCATAACGCTGAGAAGATTGGTCAAAAACCAAAGTGTAGGATCAAAGAGTTTCCTCATTGAAGCTATGATCTCACTTGGTTCACGCTCCATGAAGATTACAGTATGATCATTTCCACATGTTTTAAGTATCCAGGGTGCGGGAATTTTAACCGCATCTCCGTCCGCTGGATTAAGTCGCCATTGAGGGGCCGTTTTTTGGTTAAACACCTCATAAAATCCATTAGGATTAGCTTCATTCTTACCAAACCCGTCATCTATAATCTTGAGGCCGCCTTTCTCTAAAATCCGCATCATCATAGAAGTCCCAGAACGAGGAAACCCTGAAACGATTATCATGCTATGGCCTCTTCTTTCCTTGACCTGATTAAGTGCTTACAAATTACTGACCCATCCATATACATCCTATAACCAGCATCAGCCACCAGATTGCAGAAAGCAAGACAATCACCTGCATAGGTGTCTTCTCCCCATCTGTCCTTTGAAATTTTAAATAATTCACTCTCTACCCATTTGACTTTCTCTAGCAACTCTCTTTTGACTAGACAACAGCCAAGACCAACCATGTCCACTTCGATAAGGCTTTTCGCTGGATAATTTAAAGTCATAAAAAGATTATCGGCCGTCCATTTTCCACAAATCCATTCATGATTGTTTGTAAATTTTTTCGGGTACCAGCCACCTATTATAAATTTTTCTGGATTTTTAGTCCCCTTTGGAATTATTCTCCCATCTGGAGCCCTCCAATCTATCGAAGTCACCTTATTTCCCATTTGATACATGAGATTAGCAAGCGCGTCTACCGGAACTAAAACATCACTATCTACCATGAAAATATATTCCGCGTCCGTCTCAAGAGCCAGCTCCCTGATTTTATTCCTGCTGATAGCGAACGTTTTGAGTAAAGTTTCAAGTTTGGGATCTAACGGTGAGTCTCCAACATTTACTAAAACATCAAAGTTCGGATATGTTTGAGCGTTAACAGCCTTCATTACCTCCGGCATTACTTCGTTATTGGTAGGAATTGTAATAAGTACTTTTTTCATTTTATCCTCACGATCCAAACAACTGTATAGGATGGTGGAATGTGATCAACGGTAGTCGTTGCTGAATAATATCCTAACCCAATTGCTGATATGGCGAATATATTAGTTGTTTTTGTTTTAAGACAGTGTGCATGAGACACTGTATTTGTCGCTAGGCCCGATGTCGTTGATCCTCGTAAGAATTTTCTGGTTGCGTCAGTTGTTCCATTGATATCTGGTAACGTTTGACCATTTAAAGGGCTTTGGACATCTGAAATAGTCTGTCCGTCAACTTCAACGTATTCATCCCTTCCTTGGGTTGCTAGAGAAGGAACATTTGTAAAACTTTTAAGCCAAGCAACAATTCCCCCAATCGGTACGACCCCTCTCATTCCTCTGATAGCCATTTTAGAATACTCCTATCACTTCCCAATTTGCATTGTCAGACATGATCGACACTCCTGAATCAACAACACTGAGAATGTATGTTGTTGCTCCATCAATTGTCTGAGTGCTAAATGGATCAACTGTTAGGTCTTCGTCAAATTCAGTATTTATTTTTTTGATTGTGTAGACTTTTCCTTGAATTCCAACAGCCGTTGGCAACGCAACGGTAAAAGCGTTTGTGTTTCCTAAGATCACATCATCATTTTCTGTCGCTGTATAATTGCTTGTCTTGGTTACTATTGCTTTCGTGTACCCTTTGGCTGATATTTCCTGGTCAATGGTAAGATCACCAATAATATTTGTGTTTAGGTTAACCCGTCCTACCTCGACCGAATCACTTAGATCTGTGCCAAGCCTTAATATAGCACCGGGGTTTATATCTAAATCACCAAACTCATCTGTGGAACCCATAATAATATCTCCATTAGAGATGCTTATCCCTGATTCAATCGTTAAACCTTTAGCACCAGAAGTATAAAACCTAGCAATGTGTGCAGTTTGATTCAGTATCTCCCGAACGTAAAGTCCTACATCAGTAGTAGCGTGAGGGATAATCCCTAAAGCAGCCCCGAGCGGTGTCCCTGTGCCAATCATAATTTCATCGACACCGCTGTCGAGTACAAACATATTCGCATTATTATTTGACTTTATTCTGAAGTCTTGATTTAATTGACCCTCATTAAATACGGTCGCACTAGAATAGATGGTGAAAAGAGTTTGTAGAATATTTGTTTTCCTTACTGCAAATTTAAGGATTGAGTCCTTAGATGTACTCGTTACATCTGAAGCTATCCATGTGATCCTGGCAAATTCGTCTTGAGTGCCTGTAGAGTCATCATTAAAGAATGAAAAGTATCCTTCATCTTGGTCTGTGGGTGTGGCCCGATTGCCACTTTTAAAGATTGCAACTTGATTACTTGAGGCGTCCATTGTGTTCTGGACAACAAGGGCGATTCCACTAGTAGTTAAAGTCGTCTTTCCTGCAGAACTTATATTTAATGCCTCTACGTTACTGCCAGTCACAATACTAACTTCTCCCGCAGCGTAATCTGTGCCAAGGACCATTTTATTGTTGCTAGCACTAGCCATACCCCAAAAGCCAACCCTGTTTGTACCATCTCCACGATAAAGTTCCACTAGTGTTGCCACGGCTTGATCAGTCCCAGCGTCCGAGTCCGACAGTCTTATGGTTGGAACTGTGCTTGATATATGAACATCTTTCAAAGGGCTAGATAACCCAAATCCCACTAACCCAGCATCATCTATTGTTACCTGAACTGATCCACCAGTACTTAATCTAATTTCTCCTCCGGTTACATTTCCTGCGGTTAAGAACAGGGTTCCTGTATTCCCATCCTCATTTCCGCTTACTCTTACAAATGAGCCTCTTATACTGCTTAAAGCACCTCCTCCAGCGATTCCTGTAGATTCATTGTCTGCGACATCTGATGTGCCTGTACGGATGAATATTTCATCAGACATTATTAAATCACCAGTTAACGTGCCGCCAGCGAGAGGCAAATAATTTGATGCGGTTATCGTATCTACAACTTCATCATCAGCCCAAGGGTTTGCTGTGTTCACCCAATTTCCGGTGATAGTTTCTACGCCGCCAAGATTAAGCGTTGTATCTGTGTCAATCTTTTTCCACTCTGCCCCTGAACAATCTCCGGCTGTAGGTTCGCATTTGTAGACAGTATCTGCGTCAATTTCGTAACAGAGATCGCGGATTTTTCCATCAGTGAGAGCTGTGCAATCGGTAGCGTGTTCGCGGTATCGCCAAGAGTAGAACGTGACCGCGCTGGCTTCACCGACTAGCGCGATCAGAGAAAGTACAATGAGGGCTAGGACGATAGGCTTTTTTGTCATTCAAGCCTACAGTCCAGATATTTTTGCTTTAGTTTCTCTGATTGTTTGCCTTAAAATACCAAGTTCTTTGGATGCAACGTCAATGCTAGATTGTAGATTTTTAAGCATTACGTTTTGTTCAGCGACTTGTTTTAAGACTCCGGATTTCTTTGAATCAGCCTCCCTAATAATTGAATTGGCGATCAAATCTGCCTCGGAAACAATATCCGTCGCTTTAACAGAAGCTTTCTTTGTGATTTCTTCGCCTTCCAATTTCAAAGCATCAAGGCTTCCTTCGGCTTCTTGAATCTGAGGAGCCAGAGCATCGAGCCTGTTTTTAGATTCGAGAAAATCCGATTCTGCTTTCTTTTTCCTTGCGCTGAGTTCTCCATGAGCTTGTTCGAGGCTGCCGAGAGATTCCAGATATTCGGCGGCTTCAAGCAAAGGTTTTATTTTATTCACGAAACTTTTAAGTTGTTCGGCAGCATTTGTCGCGGTAGACATTATTGCACCTTCTTTACAAGAACCGTAACATCAATGTCGGTTGAACCGCCACCGCCAGAAGTTACTGGCCTGATGTAACGAGTGAGTTCAGAAATCATTTCTAACGCACCAGCAGTTTTGCTTATAGCGTTTCCTTGAGGATCGGTGAGTGTAAACCATGTGACATTATCATTGGAACCTTGAAGGACGACTGTTGCAGTATTAAAAGTCCCAGAAATCTGGACGCTTCTATCTGAAGAGCCTGGCATTTGGATTGCTCTGCCAGTATCATCATCGCCCATGGTTTCCCATAAAATCAGGTGGACGAATCTATCACCCCAAGCCTTGAGGTTAGTAATTACTTCATTGATCGTCGCCATCAACGGCCCCCTTTTAGATTACGTCGGAGTCACCACTGGAAGATTTTTTTGGTTTCTCTTCCGTTTTAGGCTCTTCCGGCTTCGCTTCCGCCCCTATTCCAGCGGGAACTTTTGGTTTTGGTTCTTTGGGTTTCTCCGGAGTAGCAAGCACGCCAGGATGTCCGACTTCACGTTGCTCTTGGTGAGCGTCCAGGTGTCCGCGATCTATAGGAATCTTTGGTTGGTTAACTTCAGGGGTGGCCTTGTCGACTTTTTCCATCCAAACTTTGGAAAATTGCTTTTCAGCATCAACGACAGTTCCATCCCTCTTGGTGTAAGGTGTGAGGGTGAATACATCGCCTTTATAGCGGCGGCGATGCTGGTAATAGCCTTGACTGATTGCCCTGACTCTCATAAATTCCTCCGGTTATGTTTAAAAAACCTCACCCCCCTTGGGATTTCACACCCAAGAGGGATGAGGTAAACTCAGTTTACGAAATTACAATAGAATCTGCGTAAATCAGATTCTTCGGAATAAACGAAGTCGGAACAAGATGCGCGCTACAAGTGATCGTAGGCGATGTTCCGGCGGTCACATAACGAATTCCAAGAAACAGCTCACTTTCACTTAATTCCGTAGGTGGAATCGGGATCACAAAATTGAATCCGACTATGAGCAAGTCAGCATTTTGGGCCGGAGCGCCAGGTGTACCTGACTCAAAAATTCTTCGGCCAATAAGCTGCCGTGCCGTGCTTTGACCTGCATTCGACGCATATTCAACATCGAATGTGTAATCTTCGTCACCAGTGGTCTGATCGGCGGCGACTTCTACAGTAAAAACAACGGCCAAGGGTTCTCCAACGCCCATAGCCTTGTCTTCCACCAGACTGATAACATTCGTCCCAACGGCGGAAGCTGTGACTGCTTGTGAATCCGAAAATTGTAAGAAAGAGTCTAAAATCATGGTATTTCTCCTTTTGCCTACTCAGGCTTTAAATGGTTTAGGAAACGGCTGCTTCTGCTTCAGTCAATGCATCAACTAGGCGAATAGGAATGCCTCTGAAAGAATGGATTTGTTTTCCATCCACATTCTCAAACGTCAAGCCACCGCCAGACACCACATCATCTCGGCGTTGGATATCGAGCATCTGAATACAGGAACGATTCATGTAAAATACTGGTTTCCCAAGGCCGATGTTCGGAATTCTGTGGATGGACTTAATCATCAATTCGATAAGGTCCGCAGCAGAAGTCTTCGTAACGAGGTCGGAAATATCAATATTTGGAATCCGGACAACATAACGCCAGTCCTTTAGCGCAATGCCAGCTTTCCATTGCCAGTGGTCTTGGTATGCGCGCATACGATTACCAGCAACTCCAGCCGTCACTTCAACAGTTACAAGCCCAAGGTCTTCATGCATCAAACCAGCTTGAGAGCCTTTAGGAAAAATTCCGAACACGGTATTCGCTCCCCAGACAACCAGCCAAACAGAACTGTTGTCAGAGCCAGAGCCAGCACCAGTGAGAATGTTCTGAGCGTTCGTCCCGGTGAGATCACCATAACGAACCGCAAGACCCGTAAACTCTTCCGGATCGGTTCCACTATTACCGTAGAACAGAGTTGACGCCATTTCCTGGTTCATAGCCTCGATGAAAGCCGAAGCTTCAGAAAGGCGGAATTCGGGTGTGTTGTCATTCAATTCAGCAAGGTCTTTATCCACTTCAGACCAAGCTTCAAGCATTCCCACTTCCTCGGTGATCTGAGCCGTGGTGCTTTTTGAAGGAGCAATGCCAGCGTTAAGCAAACGCCATGCGACAGTCGGAAGCCCTGTACGCACAGTGGTTCTCTCACCCGTAGGTAAGTTCCCCATCTTCCAGAGCATGTCTGTAAGAAGCGAATTGGTTAACGAGAGCAATTCAATTACGGTAGGGATATTACCGTCTGGATCAAGACGTTTTGCCCAATCCGCGAGTGTTAATGCACCTGTAGATAGTGTGGCCATTTGAATCTCCTTTTTTTAAATGCTTAACTTGGTTTAGGTTCCCCACCGTAAAGTCTCTCGGCAGGTGTCCTTGTGTCTTTTGTGACCGCGCTTGCTCCTGGTAATACGAGCTGTTCTGCGGTCATAGATTTTCCAACGTCACGAAAGAACCGAACAAGTTCAGGGTAGTTGCCTAATCCGGTTTCAACCAGTTTTTCCTTGAGTGCTTTTGACCCAAATCGGTCAACAACTTTCTTGACAAGAATCGCGGTAGCCTCGGTTTTTTCCTTGGTCCCGCCCAAATCCTTATCATCTTTAACCAACTGGAGCCATCCATCTACTATCTCATCTTTCGCGGCGTCTTGGGCCTCAGTGTGGGCCTGAATCGTCGCATTGTCACGCTCAAGTAGCGCTTGCGCCCCTTCTTTGGACAAGCCGAGCTTTTTGGCTTCAGCTACGGTCTTCTCCAGGTGCGCTTCGCCCAATTGCGAATCTTGTGGCAAGGTTAAATCCTTGCCTTCATATTTTAATAGTTCCGACTTCGCCGTTTCTGCTTCTTTGTCCGATTTCGTTTTTGCGTCCGCTGTTTCTTTTTGGGTTTTGGCATTGGCATCCTTCGCTTTCGTGGCTGCATCCTTCGCCTTAACTACGGCATCTTTTGCAGCCTTTTTGGTTTCATCAGAGGGACTTTCTTGCCATGCTTCTGTCGCGGTAATCGCGGCATCATGGAGTGCTTCAGGTGTTTCGTCGCCTTCAATTGTTTTTGTGGCCGCTTTAGTTGTCATTGGGATTATCCTCCGGTTTCTGATTCTCTTTCATCATCTTCAAAAATGCGTCTGGGTCAGCCTGTGTTACCTCTACCATCATGTCCTGGCCCATTTCTTGCCTTCCAGCCAGCCGGTGTATTTCAGCACTACACCGCCAGATAGAAGAAAAAACTTTGGTGTATTCGAGCCACCGCCAAACGTAACGCCTGAATTGCTTTTGTTGCAATAAATGCAGAAGATCGTCTTTGTCTTGCCGGTATTTCCACTTCTCTCTCTTGCCTGCTTCTTTTACCTGTTCCCTATCAGCGACATTTTTCATATAAAGCTTTAACTCCGTCAGGCTGCTTGTGGTTTGAGCAGACGTTTCAATGCGCTATCTTCTTCAAGACTTGCTGCTGATAAATCTTTGGCAACCGACGCCGCTGCCTGAACTTTCTCAAGTTGGGCCACTTGCTTCTGAGCTTCAAGTTCTTGAGCAACCAGCTCTTCTACTTCTTCATCAGACCTTATGATGCTTGGACTTACGCCGGATCGGTCGCCATGGTCGTCAATGATTTGCGCCCAATTGACCTTATAAAACGCGCGGCGATCACCAGTTATCTTCGCAATCTCTCCGGAGAATTGAGTGAACCTCTCCAGCGAATTTATACCAAGAAGTTTTTGGGACTGGGCCATCACGGAAATATATTCAACTTTCAACTCTTGGCCGTCCAATTCCTCCGGAGGCTGCGGGATCATACCCTGAGAATCCATAATGTCGTAAACAATGTCGATGAGCGGGTCCAGCATGTCCTGGTTAGTTTGCTCAAGAACGGGTCCAAGCGCCAAAAGTTTTTCTTCTTTTCGTTCGTCAACTTCAGTCGCCGTGATTTCTCTCCTATCGGTGCGCGTGAGCATCAGGAATAAATCTTCATAATAAGCGCGGCTAATCATTTGCTTCACTTCACGGATATCATCAGTTAAATCTTTGATGCTAAGCGTGACTTTGTGGACTGGCTCGAAGCCTTTCATGCCTTCCCTCTCGTCTGTATAAGTCATGTCGCCAGGAAGGATTGAGTGCTTCACGGCACGCAGGGCCGTCGGACCTTTCATCGCCGGGTTGACACCTTTTTCAACAGCTTGTGATTTTCTCTTCTGCTCATTCTGGAGTTGTTTGGTATCTCCGAGAGCCGTCATGCCAGGGCAATTAGTTCCGTAAACATCACCATCAGTGACTTCCCAACGCGGCGCAAGTATGGGAAAGAAGTCGTGGCCGGACTCTCTCAAGAAAACATTTTTGGCGTCTGTTTCTTCGCTCGACTTTCCCTTTACGCTTTTCTCATAATAAACATCAAGATATCGTTTGAATTTAGGGGCCGACATTGCAGGGTCGTGATTCGGGTTCGGGATAACCCCATGGATAACTTCAATCCATTCCTCTGTTTTGTTTTGGTCCCAACGCTCTTTTATTGTCGAAGAGAAATTGTCCCAGACTGGCTTTCCGTTTTCATCGACAGAGCCGAACTTCATCACAAGTTGGCGGACGGTAAACCTGAATTCACGCATGAAGACTCTGATCCGGCCTTGGTCGTCATTGCCAAGATAATAGGAGCCAACTGGAAAGGGGTATGTTCTGAAAACTTTATCGGAGTCTTCCTCGATATAAAAACAGGCCGTCCCGAAATTGCCCATGTCGCCGTACACGGTCGGGAGAGTATTGTAAAGATTCGATCTTAAAAAAATGGCATTCATTCTTTGTGTCACGATATGAAGCCAACGCTTGACTGCTCCCAGTTCCGCAAGGTCTTGATCCGGAAGCGTTAAGCGAAACCAGGGACGGGCTGGCGAGGTTAGACCAGCCATCATCCCTGATTGCAGCGTCCGAGAAGCGAGGGTGGCGGTGGCGTCAATTATTTTATGATTGATTCTTGTGCCTTTGTTGTTGTCCGAGATGGTGAATCTCGCGCGGCGAGGTAATACGAAATCGGCTAAATCCTTCCAGTGGGCTATGAAGGATTGCCGTTCATTGTCGAGCTGAGCGAATAGGGACTTGAACCTTTTTAACGTGGGACTTTCGTGTATTGCCATGCTACTCCCCCGTGACCCTTTTGCCGCCGGTTGCTATGGTTTCCATGTCCTGAATCCCAAGTGATCCGGTAATAAAAGTTTTCCTCCGACCAGAAGCAGCTTTCGCCCTTGCCTTTTGCCGGTTACGGGCTTTGTCACGGGTTTGGATCTCTGCGGAATCGCTCTCTTCTTTCTGAGAGCGTGAAATTGCTTCGGCCTCTAACTTGCGGTTTCTTTCTTCAGCGTCACGGGCAGCGTTGTCAGCTTTCTTACTTGCTTTTCTTGAAGCGTGGGCTTGCGAACCAATGATCCCTCCTGACCCAATGATAATGGCTGTTGCTACCAGTCCCATGGTTGGCTCCTAATTTAAAAGGTTAAGGCCAATGCCTCGTCTATTTATAGCTTGTTCATGTTTCGTGGCCCAACGACAATTACCAGGCTCATAATTTCCGTCATTATTTATTCTATCTAGTGTTAATCCTTTCGGCCTTTTCCCCATATCCCTTAAGAAGGTTTCAAATTTATACCATTCTTTGCACACACTTATCCCTCTGCCACCGTAGTCTTTATACGATTTGTTATCTTCTCTCGAACATCTGTAAATCATGTTGCGCCAACTTGATAATTCTCTTTTAAAAGAATAAGACATCCCATGTGTAACGTTTCTTTTGTTGTTAATGAGTGATTCAGAATTCAAACAACCACACGATCTTGTCTTACCGTTCATTAGATTTCTTCCTGAAACGCTACGGG